ATTTATATAAGGTTGATGTCCCTGACACGCATATTCGCAGAATGTTGGATTGGGATGCCCCAATTAAAGAACAGCCAATGGTTGTGCGTAAACTAGCGAAATCATTGGGTTTAGATATGAACGACCTTGGCGGTGATTTATTGGCTAAAGTAGGAAAAGATGAAGCTGGTCGCAAAATCATGCAAGATGCAGGGATTCGTGGCGTTAAGTACTTGGATCAGAACAGCAGACAGCCTGGTACTGCCTCAATGACTCAACGCCAGATTGATACTCGCATAGATATTTTGAAGAAGGACATAGCTTCTGGGTTGGGTGATCAGAGCAGAATGAAACAAATCTTGTCCTCATTGGAAAAGGAAAGAGCCTTACATACTAATCAAACCCGCAATTTTGTTGTGTTTGACCCTAGTCACATGACTGTTCTTGAACGCAATAGTCAACCAATTAACTAAATAACGACAATTACTTAGGAATCGAATCGAATGGCTGAAAGAGGTGGACAACAAGGCAATCAGAACGCTGCAAAGAGCAGACTGTTCTATGACAAACTACGCCTTGTCTTGGTTCAAGAGCCTCACCGCCTCAGAAGCATTGCCGAGCAACTGGTGACGCAAGCCGAGGCTGGAGAGCCTTGGGCAATCAAAGAGATCATCGACCGAGTGGATGGCAAAGCGGTTCAGGCGACAACGATTGAAAACGCAGATGGAACACCCCTCTTGGGTGGGATTCAAGTCACATTCATTAAGCCCGAATGAGCGATGTAACAGATGCCATTGCCAAGGCAGAGTTTCCCGTTAAGCTGGAAGGTCTGTTCAAAAAGAGCCGTTACAAGGTTCTTTATGGTGGAAGGGGTGGGGCTAAGAGTTGGGGAATTGCTAGAGCCTTATTGATCAAAGGCGCAAAAGACCCAATCCGCATACTGTGCGCCCGTGAGTTTCAGACATCCATCAAGGATTCGGTTCACAAGTTACTGTGCGACCAGATCGAAAGCCTTGGCCTCCTAAGTTTCTACGAAATCACCCAAACAAGCATCAGAGGCAGAAACGGCACAGAGTTCAGCTTTGTTGGTCTAAAGAACAATGTCTCAAACATCAAGTCTTATGAGGGTGTAGATATTTGTTGGGTTGAGGAAGCGCAGACCACCAGCCGCTTATCGTGGAACATCCTGATCCCAACCATCCGAAAGGAAGGCTCAGAGATATGGATCAGCTTCAACCCTGAGTTGGAGACAGACGAGACTTACCAAAGGTTTGTGGCAAACCCACCCGCAGACTGCATCACCATGAAGGTGAATTGGTACGACAACCCTTGGTTTCCCGATACCCTCAAACTTGAGAAAGATGCCCTTAAAGCAAGAGATGAGGAAGCCTACAACCAAGTGTGGGAAGGCTTATGCCGACAGACTGTGGATGGGGCGATCTTTGCCAAAGAAATGCAACAAGCCGAGAAGGATGGTCGCATCTGCCGTGTGCCTTATGACGCTACTAAGCCAGTTCACGCAATCTTTGACTTGGGATGGTCAGACAGCACAGCCATTTGGTTCTTGCAGTTTGTGGGCATGGAAACCCGCCTCATTCGTTACATTGAGGACAGCCAAAAGACCATCAGTTATTACTTGGCGACCATGCAAACCTATGGGTATGTGTACGACAAGATATGGCTTCCCCATGACGCAGAGAATAAGACCTTGGCAGCAGCGGGTCGGTCAATTGATGACATTGTGAGAGCCGCAGGGTACAAGACCGAGATCATGCCAAGAGTGCCAATCCTAGATTCAATCAATGCCGCAAGGACTATCTTCCCTAATTGCTACTTTGACAGGGAACACACAGCGGATGGCTTGGCTTGCCTGAGACACTATCGGTATGAGGTTGACCCCGAGACAGGGCAGTTCAGCCGTAACCCGCTACACGATCACTACTCACACGGGGCAGACGCATTTCGTTACATTGCCCTTATGATTAAAGAGCCGCCTAAACGCAAAAAGTCAGCGCAGATTGCAATGGCAAGCGGATGGATGGGATAATTAGGCATCAATAAAGGGCTGAATATGGCTTACCAAGACGAATCAGGAAACAACAACAAGATTAACGAGGTGATCAAGTTCTGGCGCTTGGTCAACGATGCCGACTCCACCAACCGAGCAGAAGCGTTGATGGATGTGAAGTTTGCCGCTGGCGACCAATGGCCTGTTGAGATTCAAAACTCACGCAACCTTGAATCCCGCCCATGCCTGACGATCAACAAGATTGACGCATACATTCGTCAAGTTACCAATCAGCAAAGGATGCAACGCCCCCGCATCAAGGTGCATCCTGTGAATAACTTGGCAGACTACAAGATCGCCCAAGTGATTGAGGGCATCACCCGCCACATCGAAGTGAACTCCAACGCAGACACAGCCTATGACACAGCGTTTGATTACGCAGTTCGCATGGGATGGGGCTATTGGCGCATCAACACAAAGTATGTGAGTGAGACTTCCTTTGATCAGGAAATCTTTATCGACACCATCGATAACCCGTTCACAGTCTATTTCGACCCCAATTCAATTCTCCCTGATGGCTCAGACGCAGAGCGTTGCTTGATCACCACAGTGATGGACAAGAAGATATTTAGGGAGAATTACCCAGGCGCTGATGACGGGGCTAACTTTCAGCAGCGTTCCACAGGCGATGACACTGCCGCTTGGCTCACCAAAGAGGACATTCGGGTTGCCGAATACTTTTATATTGAGCGTGAACGAGCCAAACTGTATTTGCTCAGTGATGGCACATCAGGCTTTGCCGACTCAGACAACTTCTTTGCCCGTGTAGAGGCATCGGGTCTGACTGTGGTAGATGAGCGTGACAGCTTCCGCAAAGCCGTGAAGTGGATGAAATGCACCGCTATGGAAATCCTTGAGGAAAAGACATGGGCGGGTAAATACATCCCTGTTGTCCCCTGTTATGGCGCACAAGTGATCATTGATGACAAGCGCAAGAAATACGGTTTGGTGCGTTTTGCTAAAGACCCACAGCGGATGTACAACTTCTGGCGCACATCGATGACCGAGAGCGTTGCTCTTGCACCCAAGGCCAAATGGTTGCTTGCCGAGGGTCAAGATGAGGGACATGAGAACGAATGGGCAATGGCTAACATCAAGTCAACGCCTGTTTTGCGCTACAAACAGAAAGACATTGAGGGTCAACCCGCCCCCGCACCAACCCGTTTACAGCCTGAACCACCACCAACAGGCATCATGGAGGCGGCTGGCGCTATTTCCGCAGACTTGCAGATGGTTTTGGGCGTTCTAGACCCCAACCAACTACCTAGCGGAAACATCTCAGGCAAGGCATTGGCTGGTCAACAGAATCAAGTTGATCTGTCAAACTTCCACTTCTACGACAACATGACCCGTTCGATTCGTCAGACGGGCAAAATCATCTTGGACTTGATCCCCAAGATTTACGACACCGAGCGAGTGATGCGAATCATTGGCTCAGATGGTCAGCCCGATATGACCACCATCAACCAAGCCAACGCCATCGGTGAAGTGCTGAACGATGTGACTGTGGGTGAATACGATGTGGTGATGGACACAGGGCCTGGCTTCCAAACCAAGCGCCAACAAGCCGTTGAAAGCATGATGCCATTGCTTACAGGCAATGCAGAACTGTTTAACATTGCGGGTGATTTGGTGTTCAGGAACATGGACTTCCCAGGCGCTGATGTGATTGCAGACCGCCTTGCCGCCATGAACCCATTGGCTCAAATTGATGAGAAATCAGACATTCCACCTGAAGTTCAGATGCGTTTGGCTCAGTCTCAGCAGATGATTGAGCAATTACAGCAACAATTGCAAGCCGCTGGTCTTGAGATCAACAATCGGATGCAAGTGGCACAGATCAAAGAGGAAGGCGCTACCAAGCGCAAACTCATGGATGTCACCGCAAGAGCGCACAACACTGAGACCATTAACGAAGCAAAAGTTAATCAAACCAATGTCAAAGCAGTTACTGAGCAGAATAAGACTGAGATTGATGCGTTGGTCAAAATGCTTATTGCAAGAATGTCTCCCAATCAATTGTTGGCTGAGATCGACCGCTTAAACGCTGAACAACAGCAGTTTGCGATGGGTGCGGCAATGGATATCGATCACGAACAAAATCCATTTATGCAACAATAATTGACAGATAATGAATTAGGGTAAATAATTACTCAAACCTTACCAGTGAGGCTCACTGGGAAAATTCTTTGAGGAAACTCAATGTCAGAAGTTCAGGAAGTGCAAATTGCACAACCAAAGGTCTCCACTACTGTGGTGACAAGTGAAAATTTAGCTGAATTTAACGCTAAGAGAATGGGTTTAGCTGATTCAACGCCTAGCGAGGCTGCACCAGTTGCAGAGCCGCCAGAGGTCGATAATGGGCAGAGTGAACCAGTTGAAGCGTCAGAGGAAGCGACAGCAACAGAGGATCGAAAACGAAATCCTAAGTTGGAAATTCGGTTTGAGAAGATAACCAAGCAACGTGAGGAAGCAAGGGCAGAAGCCCAGCGGGAACGTGAAGCAAGGGAATCTTTGGAAGCCAAGGTCAAGGAACTAGAAAGTAGGTCTCAGCCCCAAAAGGTTGAACCCTCTGAAGAACCAAGACCAGAGCAGTTCACTGATATGTATGAATATGCGAAAGCATTGACAGACTATAAAGTGGATCAGCGGTTAGCGGAAGAAAAGCAAAAGGAAGCACAGGCTAAAGTAGAGGCTCAAAGGCAACAAGTGATCAACACTTGGGCAAAGCGAGTTGAATCTGCCAAAGCTGAGATGCCTGATTTTGAGGCGATGGTTGGGTCAGCCGATGTTGTTGTGAGCAACGAAGTGCGTGATGCAATCTTTGAATCAGATGTTGGCCCTCAAGTGCTATATCACTTGGCTGAGAATCCCGAAATTGCCGAAAAACTGCAAGGCATGACAGTCACATCCGCATTGAGAACTATTGGGAGATTGGAGGCTCAGTTTGAAAAGGCAGAGCCTCAGACAAAGACTGTTGTTGGGAAAAGTAAAGCGCCAGCACCGATCAACCCGATCAGGTCTGCGGCTAATGGGCGTGATGTGAATCTGACTTCCGATGGGAATTTTCATGGTTCGTATCAGGCTTGGAAAGCGGCTAGACTTGCAGGGCGAATCCGCTGACATAAACCCATTCTTTTAAGGAAATAAAATGAGCAATAATCTGCTTACTATCTCCATGATCACCAACGAAGCGTTGATGGTCTTGGAAAACGAGTTGACTTTCTCTAGCGAAGTTGACCGCAACTATGATGATCAATTCGCTGTTTCAGGCGCAAAGATCGGTAACACACTGAACGTTCGTAGACCAGGCCGTTTCATCGGTACATCTGGCCCTGCATTGAACGTTGAGGACTTTAACGAGACTTCTGTTCCCGTTACTTTGTCCACTCAGTTCCACGTTGACACACAGTTCACCACACAAGACTTGGCTTTAAGCCTTGATCAGTTCTCTGATCGTGTGTTGAAACCCGCTGTCGCAGCCGTAGCCAACAAGATTGACTTTGATGGTCTGACAATGGCTAAAAACGCAACTGCCAACATCGTTGGTACTGCTGGCACTCCTCCCACATCCTTGCTCACCTACTTGACCGCTGGTGCTTACTTGGATTCAGAGGGCGCACCCCGTGATGGTCGTCGTTCATGCATCGTTGAGCCTTTCACAGGCGCAACCATTGTGGACAGCTTGAAGGGTTTGTTTGTTCCATCCGATGTGATTGGCAAGCAATACCAAAAAGGCATGATGGGCCGTGACTCTGCTGGTATGAACTGGAAGATGGATCAGAACGTTGTGAACCAAACATTTGGTTCATACTCCGACACCCTCTCCACCAACACCACCACTTTCACTGGTTCACTGACTTCTGGTTGGGCGCAAACTTCTACGATCACTTTGGTGTCGTCTGCTGGTACTGCAACCCTCAACCAAGGCGATGTGATCCAGATCGCTGGCGTGTACGCTGTTAACCCCCAG